TATCATTTAGACACAGACAACGAATATTCTTACCACAAATATAACAATAACAAGCAATGGATGGATTATTCTATTGGATTAATCTACGGTTATAGATTTAACAAAAGTTTAGGTATATTTGTAGAAGGTAAGTACAACAAATACTGGAACAGAAAATGGCACAACTTTAGCGTTGGCCTTAATTATGTAATATTTTAAGATGGCAAAAGAATTAAACGAAGACACAGCGGTACAAATAAGTTTAAAAACCTTAGCAGGTATTGCTGTTCTTATGGCTGCTGTTATTAGTGGTTGGTTTGTACTGCAAGGAGATATAGCGGAAGCTAAAAAACTACCTTTACCTCCAGATCCAGAGATTACGCGTATGGAGTATGATATGAAAGATCAACTTATACGTCAGACTATAATGTCTACACAAGATGACGTTAAAGATATTAAAAGTCAAATGATTAGAATGGAGGATAAGATTGATAAACTAAAATAATCTTATGAAAAAATTACTACTTTTATTATTAATTCCATTTATCTCTACAGCTCAAGATTTCCCTAATGGAATGGTTGCTGTTGAGTTTAATGCTAGTTTTAATAAAACTAACGAAGTAGGGTGGTTAACAAAACTATCAGACTGTGAAACACAGAGAGTTGATATAACTGTAGACTCAAGATGGTCTAAAGAATATAAGATAGTAGTTGTTCCTACTATTGTTATATTCAACAATAATGAAGAGGTAAAAAGATTTCAAGCTAATATTATGATGACTATGGAAGCTACTAAAAATGAGGTGCAAAACTCTATAGATGAAATTGTAATGGAAGCGTTTTAAATTAAATTATGAGACTAAGTAAAAATTTTACTGTTGCAGAAATAGAGCACAGTAACACAGCAAAACGATTGGGTATAAAAAATGAAATGCCAGAGAAACACTTGGAAAATATGCAAAGGCTTATTACAAATCTTATACAGCCTATGCGTGACTCTCTTGGTCCTATCAGGGTTACTAGTGGTTATCGCTCCAAAGAACTTAATCGTGCTATTGGTGGCAGCAATCGTTCACAGCATAGCAAAGCTGAGGCATTGGATTTGCAATTTTGGTCAGAAGGAGAAATGAATAACAAAGTTATTTATGATTGGGTTATAAACTCAAATATAGAGTTTGACCAAATGATTAACGAATTTGATTTAGCTTGGATTCATATATCTTTAAAAGCAGATAAAAACAGAAAAGAAGTATTAGAGGCATATAAAGATAAAGACGGTGACACCGCTTATAGATATGCTGATGACATAATTATATTATAATGAGTAAAATATTAAGTTTTTTAAGTGGAGGTGTAATAGAAAAGGTAGGTAATGTAATAGACAATCTATCTACGTCTGAGGAGGAAAGATTAGCTGCTAAGCAAGCTATGGAGGAAGTTCTTGTACAGGCAGAGTCTAATGCACAAGAGCAAGTATCTAGAAGGTGGGAAGCAGACATGAAGTCTGATAACTGGCTTTCTAAAAATATAAGACCTTTAATTTGTATATTCTTAACAGCAATGTTTGTTGTTATATCTATATTCGATGGTAATGCTGGAGGCTTTCAAATAGCCCCAGCTTATGTACCAATCTATCAAACTTTACTTATTACTGTTTACGGAGCTTATTTTGCAGGAAGATCTATAGAAAAGATAAAGAAGAAGTAATTACTTAGACGCTTTTGTTATAGCGTTTATAAACTCTATTTCTTTTTCTATACACTTTTGTTTTTCTTGACTCCACATTTGCTTATACTTAGCCATGTTAAAATAAGAGTCGTAAAAACTATGAACTGCTTTTTCTAATATTTTAGTTCTTTTCTTTTTTAATTTATATGATTTAGTCATCTGACCTTTAAATTCAGATAATTCTTTTTTCATAGCCTGTATTTCAGTTAATGCCTCGCAATAATCTTGCATACATTTATTTTCAGCTAAAGTAGTATTTTGTTCTTTTATTAACTCTAAGGCTTTTTCAGCTATCTCCATTTGGTTTTAATTTTTTGATTAATGATAATTCTTCTGGCATTAAAATTAATTCTCCAGCATTTTGTGTTTGCTGTATTTTTATTTCAACCCATTCACCTAATGTCGGCTCTGTATCTCTATCTTTATTTAACAAACAAGCGTGATACCATAAGGCGTATTCATCCATTAATATTTGCAGTCTAGTTTTGGTCATAATAAAACCTTTTTTTTAATGCGTCAACAGATATGTTTATGTTATATTTCATTTTAAGAAATCGCTTAACAACAGATAATGATTTTCTGTTTTTTATTGCTTTTCCTATTACTAAAGCTATTAGTCCTTTCATTTTTAATCTTCAAAGTTATGAACTAGACTTGCAACCCTACCGTGATCTCTATGGAATAAAAATCCTTCCACAGCCTTAGGTGCTCCTTTGTATCCTTTACGAGCATGCCAGGAGTCGGCACCAGATGGACTACGCATATACTCTACAGTAACACCTATGTAATCTTTTGCGGATTGAAATTTAGTTTTTATTTTATGGTGTACATGATGTAAGAACATAGTTCGATACTTGCAGCTTGCCCACATTTTAGGCTCTTCTTGAGCCATAAGTAATGGTATATCTTGCATTTTAGCACCATCCCCATGTTCTAGCCCTATCATATTGTTATAATACTTATAGTATTTACGATAAGCAGGACCTTCATCTACAGTTACTTTTTTATTTCCTTTATACCAAGATTTCAAACAATGAGCTAAATGATAACCAGACTGATAGTCGTGATTACTCATTGAGTGAATACAATCTACAGGCCCAACCTGCATAAGCATATCTACACAAGCCACATAAACCTCTAACGCTATACCAAATGATTTCCACCACTTATCATCTTGATCTTGTGGTGTTCCTTTAGTTGTAGTATTAAATACATTGTCAACATGTAAAACATCATTACCTATACAGAATAAAACTTTTTCTATATCGTATCCCTGAGCTCTATCTATTATACCCTGAACTCCTTGGAGGACCCTTAATCTTGCAATCTCCGTGTTATATTCTTCACCAGTTTCTTTGGCTAAAGCCAATTTACCAATATGAATATCAGCAGGATTAACAACTAATAAGTGGTTTCCAAGTAGTTCTTTTGAGGTACGGGGGTAAGATATTTTATGGTTTGCAACAACATCAGCTATATCATTTAAAAGAACCTCTCTATCATATGTAGTCATAATAGAGTTATCATTCTTTGTTACAATAGAAAATCTAGGTTCACCATTAGCAGATTGCCAATGCTTACAGGAAACAACCTCTTCTGGCTGAATACCTCTTTCTTTAAGATAATCTAAATATACTGATGATAATTGATCGTTGTCGTTTGTGTTTAGGGCTACCTCTTGGGCTCTCCTCTCTAGAATGATGTCCATTTCTTGAGGAGTAAGGCGCATAGATTTTTTGGTCATTTTCTCTTGCTTATAGTATACCTTCCTCTATATAGGAATCTATATTTTCCTCGCAAGATAGGAAATATTTTTCATATAAGTCTAAGGCGTAGTGGTACTTACGTCTTCCAGACTCCAGAAACTCAGGTGAAACATCATAAATTCCAACGCTGTGAGGATCTTCTTTTCCGATTACAATAAACTTAAATTGATCTAACCCAAGGGCATCACAATAAAATGCTGCTTGCATATCATAATGATATTTTTTACAATCATATTTAAACTTATCTATACCACCAAATTCAACTGTGGTTTTAATGTCAGCTATAAAGTCAAAAGATTGTAAATCTACTTTACCTTTAGCGTTTACAATATCCTTGCAGTGCATTCTGTTTATATGCCATATAAAAGGTTGCTCTCTTTTTGATGTATTAAGTAAGTCTCTAACCTTTTTATGATTAAATAAAGAATTACACATTCTATCTATTTTATCTAACTCATCTCCAGTAATAAGATCTTTACCCTCTAATTCTGCAAGTTTTAACTCCTCCTGCTTCCAAGCTTTATTTATTTTAGATGTCATGCCTTTCTCCTTTTCAGGTCTAAAGCTAGCATCAAATATGTAAAACTTTTCGTTAAACTTTTCTGGTTCTAAAGCCATACAGTGAAATGCACTACCAAATACCATTGCAGGTGTAGATTTTTCCCTGTTTTCTAAATAAGACCTAAGATGTGCTGGTGACTTTAATAAATACTTAAGCATTGAGCATGTAACATGCGAAGAGTCTGCATAATATATTTTATCGTCACGGAATGATTCTAGTAATTTTGTCATAAGAATTGTTTTTAAAATAAGAAAGAGGCCTAAGCCTCTATCTTGTTAACCAACTAATAACTAAACCATCGTATGAACAATGTAACCAAATCGTTGCAAATATAATGGTTTTATTTTAATCTACGCTTTTTTCATAGAAGTTTTTCCACGAGAACGATTTTTCTTAGTGGTTTCTTTTTTCGCTGCCTTCTTTACAGCTTTCTCAGCCTTAGTGGTTTCCATTGCTTCACGTTGTTTTGCTTCGTAATCCATTTGTTGCCAAATTAATCTTTGAATTGTGCCAGCAGAATGAGATGCAGCAATAAAATTAGTCATCATATCAGTTCGTTGCTCATCAGTAACACCGATGCCAACAGCACTTAACATATCAACTAAATGATTTTCCACATGCTCTTCAAGTTGAGTAATGTTTTTCCCTAAAGGCGTTGCTCTAAAAGCTTTATCAGCTTCCATTTGTTTCTCTTCTGTAGAGATTTCTTTTACTTTTTCCATAGTTTAAAAAGGTAAATTGTTAGAATTAAAGATTTCAGGTTTTATATTAACTTTATGAGCGTCAATAAAATCTATGGTATTCTTTTGTAGAACATCTTCCCACACCATTTTTTGTTTATTTAAAGATTTAAACCTACATAATCTAGGTTCGAACCTAAGAATTACAGGCTCATGATCCTGAGTTGGGATACCTACAAGCTTCTGGAATTTAATTTTCCTTATATGCAGTTGAGTATCACTCCAATCTTCAGAGTTAGGATTCCTGTGTACAACTATAAAGTTGTCCGTTCTATTAGCAAACATACCTCCCATTTCAACGTCATAATGTGAGGGAGCTGGGGTTTTACCGTCATCGCTTTTTTCTCTAGCAGCTTTAGTTACAGCATGTGTTACTAAAATAAACTTTACAAAGTTTTTCTGCTTAAACCTACGAATATCAGATAAGACCTGATAGTAGTAGTCATATTTACTCATAGACCTATTAATAGCAAGGTCATTCATAGGGTCAACATAACATCCATCAAATTCTCCATTATTTAATTCGTCCTGGAATACATCCATTACATCATAAATAGTTGGAGTGTTAGGGAATGATACTACCTTAAAGTGTTTCATTACCCATTCACAGGCAGCATCAAATATTGACCTATCCATCCTTTCGGATTTTGTTTTGTCGGCAGTCATTCCTATAAACATTTCTGCAAGGTCTATAACCATTTCACCTACGGGTTCATTCTCTGGACAATAACATAACCACTTCCATTTATACTTAACAGATGCAAGCATCATTAAATAAAATATAGCAGTAGTTTTACCAATGTTGGCAAAACCTGTTATTACATCTAATTCACCTTTTCTATATGTATAATGTTTATCAAGCCAAGGTATACCAGTAGATAAACCTTTGTTGTACCCATTATTATAGACGTGATTTACATATTTAGAAATCTCCTCTTTAGAATTTATCTTATAATCCATAGTTAAAAGTTATAAGAATCTAATCGATCTTTCTGTGCTTGAGCTACTTTCTTAGCCCTATCTTCAGCCTGAGCATTACTTTGTAATAAATAAATATAATCTTCCCAGCAATTATTAGCCAGAAAGTTATTTGGGTACTTTCTATATCTAGGCTCGAAGGCTTTTTGGTATAATGGAACTAATTTCATAATCGTATCTTTTTGTTGATTATTTAATTTCTTCCATTTAGTAAAAGCTGTATGCTTAGTTTTATTAATGCCATATAATTTATAGAAAGCCATAAAGTCAGGAGTATATTCAGTAGATTTCTTTTCTTTTGGCTTATAGTCATTAACTACAGCGTCCATAAGAAACTCTACATCCTTAAGTATCTTCCCCAAGGTTTTCATTATCATTTCTCGATCCATCGTTAATTGGTTTGTTATTTTTGTTAATGGTTATAAAGCATCCTGCTTTTTCTTTATCGTATTCATACTTTTTAAAGTGAGGAATGATTTGGTCGCAGTTGTCATCTTCAATCCAACCATATATTACCATTTGGTCTTGTACGGTTTGTAATGGATTAACGTAATCAAACTTATGTCTTGTTCCTCGTATAAATTTAAACGATATACTTACAGGTTTTTGTAATCCATCTATAATAGACCTAAATTCCTCAGCATACTCTTGCCAATGTGGTTTAGTATTCTTAATGTAATTCATAACTGTCTTAGAGTGGATCATGTGTTTTCCAGTCCAGCGTTTACCATTTTTAGATGATGGCGTGCTGAATGGAATAAAAAATGTTCTCTTTTCCATCTATTTGCGTTTGCACAAATATAGGAAAAATAAAGCATCCCCTACTTAGCGAGCCTTTCAGGGATGCATTATTATCTAGAATGGTAAGTTACCAGCATCTTCAGTAGCACTCTGTGCAGGCTCCGTAGAGGCTGTGGCACCACTTTTATTGGTAAATACTTTCCATGCATTCAAATCAGTATAGTAACGACCTTTATATTCACGAGATTCTACATCAAAACTTACGTCAACCATTTGACCTGTTTTGTTGTACTTCGTGAAATTGTCTACTTTTTCTACTCCGAAAACATTAAAGGCTACACTTTTAGCGTATTCTCCTGATGTTTCGATAACAAAAGTTACTTTCTTCCACTCTTTGTTAGTGGTTTTAGAGGTTCCAGTTTGTACTTCTCCGATTGATTTGATTGTTCCTGTAATTTGTAAATTACTCATAATAATTGGTTTTTGAGTCTGTTATATTTGACTCGGTTAAAAAAATAACAGGAGAGGACTGCATAAACGACCAAGGATATAAAGGCCCTCTCCTATTACAGTAAAAGAAATTGCCCAACTCACGCATGGTGCTCTCGAAATCTACTATATCGCAGCGTTAGCCGCACTTACTAAATCCTCTTCTTGTTGAGGTGTTAGTTGGTATTTAGGCAATGCATCTAAAACTCTTTCAGGATCTGACTTAACAATATCCATCATAGACTTATAAGTTGCAGGATCTAGTTTTTTCTTAGGATTCTGTGACGCAGAAAAGGACGGAGCCTCATCTTCACCAAATACTCCTTGAGAATATAATCCAGCAAGTTTTAGAACAATACGAGACAATGCACGCTTTTCTGCCATAGCAACAGGATAAGCATTACTATTGTTAGCAGGAGCACATTCTCCAAATGTTTCTGTACGAGATTCTCCCATAATACCTACTGCTTTAATTAAGCAATGCTTGTGGTCTTCTGAAAGGTTTACTATCTCATAATTTACATCTATATTATAAGCCGCCTGAACTTTTTCAATTCCAGAGCGAGTTATAATAGTATAGAACTTGTGTTTGTGTACATCCTCTGTAGTAAGGTTACACTTTTTGAATAGGTCGTTTAAGACCTCGGCTTTGGTTTTTCCCATAATTTGGTTTTTAGGAAGGTTAATAAATGGTTAAATAAATAGTTGTGCGGAGCACGAATTAATCCCAATGATTATTTTCTTGCTGTGATGAAATAAAAGCATCGGCCTGATCTTGAAGATGATCTTCAATTCCTTGTTGGATTGAATCATCAGTTTCTTCTTCTAAATCAACAATCCAAGAATCATATAAATATTTTTTTGATTCTTCATCTCTTCTTGACATCATTTCACGCCAAGCAGCATCTTTTTCTTTACTCATCTGTTTTAGGTTTTCTCCATTCCTCTTCAGCACGGGTTTCGTACTGCATTGGATTGAAAGGTTTATGTTTACTTTTAGCTATCCCGCTAATTACTATTTTAGCGAAACCCCTTAACAGCACATGCTGTTTTTTAAATACAAGTGATGACGCTACCTCTACAAATAGTTCTTGCACCACTTGTCTTACAAGCTTTTTATCAAGCTGTAAATCGTGTGCAACTTCTTCGCAGATTTGGTCAATTTTAGATTTTTTCATGGGCATGTGAAGATACTAATTTATAGTTAGTTAGACAAGTCTTTTAGCTTTACATTCAGTATGGAAATTATGATAAGTAAAGCACCTATAACATAGGGTGCATACATAGCTGTAATTACCATAATCATTTGACTCATAAAAGCTAAACCTGCGTAAATTACACCTGCTTGAAACAATATTTTCGATACAGGATTTTCCATCATTTTCTTAAACATACTATATATCATTAAAGGTTATAAATCTGAAGACTTTATTTCTAGTCCATTTCATTTTATTGGACTCTCTGTGCCGCTTCAGTTCGGCACCTGACAACTCTATAACTAATATTCCACTTCTAGCACAATTTAAATCTTTTAACAAGGCTTTTCCATGGCGTTTTTTTATTTCACCATGTATACCTTTTAAACGATTAGTCATGCCTTTATTCTGATACATTCGTTCTAGACGCTTTATCCATATATCAGAGTTAGCCTTAACAGGAATCTTTGAGTCGTATAATAATACTCCATCTGGGATTTCTGCTTGGCGTAACGCTGCCTCATATGTTAAAGCAATAGCTTCTATTATCAAAACGAAAAATGTTGAATTTTACCATCTACTTTTTGATAGCCAAAGAAAACTCCAGGTTGATTTCCCTCATAATCCATTGAAGAATACAATATAGTACCATCTTCAAAGACAAGAACTTTTATATCGTCTTGTTCTGAGTAGTAATCATCCCATCCTTCGTTTTTTAACTCTTCGTTTGTCATGTTTCTAATGTCTATTATTTTTGTTCCTGCTTTCATATTTGAAATATTGATGATTTTACAAAATACACTAATAATACAAGACCCCAACTAAGCAAATAATGCCTGTTGTCTATAAAGCCTTCACCTTCATTTATGCCATCTATCATAGCGTTAACTGCGTCTACCAGAAATATCATAGTCTGGTAGATCGCATTAGCTAACACTAAACAGAAAACAGCGTTTATCGTGATTTCCATTCTTCGTTTACTTTATTTATTATTTCCGAAATGTGTACGGCTTCTTTTTTACCTTGTTTATACTCCTCCATATGCAGAGCTTCAGATACAGCATCTAAATCTTGATGCGGTACTTCTTCTACTGCAATACGAGCAAGGTCATATACATCATCTACTAAGTCAGTTGCAAGTGGTGCAATCCTATGGTTTGATCTATATGCAAAGTATTTACCTTTCTCGTCTATTCTTATAGATACAGGCACATAACCTTTCGGTGTAGAAAAGTTTTTTATGTCTTCGGGTGTCAACAATATGTCAATACCAGCGTTATTGTTTTTATCCATTACAGGATTAACAATTCCTTTTGAAAATTTGATTTGTTTGTTCATTTGATTTTGGTTTTAATTAATAATTAGATGCACCAGCATCCGTCTTTGGTTTCTTTTAATATGTATAGCTCAAGATCTTCGGCATGTTCTTTGTCGAGAAATTGAATACCATTAACCACAAGGTCGTCTATGTTTAATGTGTTTAAGTCTGCATTTGTTTCAAGTAGATAATCCATAAGTTCTTCATAATACTCATCGTCTATATCTACACAACAAGACATCATAAGTCTGTTTAAATTAAACTCTTTCATTGTTTATATCTAATTTCCTCGTTAAACTCACATTCTTTTTTACACTTAGGGCATATCTCCCAAGCGTCAAGCTCTTTTTCGTCACAGTCTTCATACCATTCGTCAGTCATTTCTTCACGACAACAGTGAGAAAGATTTATTATTTCACCCTCATTGTCAAAATAAATACCATCTTGTACGCCAAGAGTTCCTGCGAATCCCATACCTGATTCAGAGTATTCTAACTCTACATTAAGGTTAGGATGCTGTTTTATAAGAGCATCTATTACAGGAACAGGAGGTGACCAAGCTGTAGAAAATCCTACATGAAAATAGTCCTCTTGCTTTTCATGTATATAAACATCACAAGCATTCCATTTTGTACCCCAGTTGTCAAAAGACCAATTGTACCAAGTACCATGTCCATACTTTTCTAAATTGTCCATGTATTTTCTACCTTCTTCAAGATGCTCTTTAGTTACATCTTTAACCATAGACTTATACATTTTGTCTCTTTTAACATCTAAAGAGTCTGTTTCTTTTATGTCCGTTTCTTTAACCCAAGCAGGCCAACCAAGCTTTTCATCAAGAACATCTTTTTGTCCTTCTGCGTATTTAATACACTCAACTGCTCGGTCTGTGTTAGAGCCAGACGTAATGTCTAGCGATTTAGGTCTTGGGATAAAGTCGTTAAAATCAAATAATCTTTGATCTTCACCGTCTAAGTCATCTTCTGACCATTCAGTATCTGGTACCACAGTCAAGGCTTTGTAAAATTTAGCCATGTCTTTTTTGCTACCATTAATTTGTAAGTTGTTAAAGCACCAATTTGGCATAATAGTTTAGTTTAAGTTAATTATTGATTGAATAAGTCAGGGTAAATTCTAAACTCCCAGTTAAGTTTACCAGTTGCTTTATTTTTTATCCTATCGTAAGCGTAAATTGCATTCTTTTTTACTAAAGAATTTGTTCTACCTGTGATTTGGTTTATAGGTAGTTTTAAGTGTTCTGATACTTGATAATTAGTAGCCTTGCCTCCTAAGTCTGCAAAAGCTTGCAACACTATCTTTTCCATTTTCTGTAGCTTTCCGCTTTCCATTAGCTCAACAAAAGCCATAATACTAGTGTCCTTCATAATGTGATTTTTCTAATTGATTTGGTTTAACATATTGATTAATTATTCTAATTATCGCCTCTGCTCTTGTGTTATCTGTAGTGTACACTTTTAAGCATCGCAATATTTCTTGCTTTAAAGTTCTATTTTGAGCTATAATTAAATGATCTATAGACTCTTTAATAGTCCTTATATAAGAATTATAAGGCGCAGATTCTTCTATCAACTTACAACTATGTAGTATAGTAGCGTGATGCCTACCTCCCATCAAATCTCCTATACGTTTAAAGCCTAAATCTGTATGCTTTCTCATATAGTAAGCTAATGCATGGCGGGCTGTAGCTAAATCTTTACGCCTATTTTGTTCCATCATTTCTTTAGGGTCAACTCCAATAAGGCTAGCAACAAAGTCTACAGCATCGCCATAAACCTTGTTTAACTTTTCTTTATTTACCTTTGCTATTGTCGTCTCCCCACTGATCGAATAAACATTTAAGTACTCTTCCTGTGTTTTCATTCTGCAATTTATTTAGTTCATTTTCCATTTCTTCCCATATCCACTCTTTATCGTACTGTTCATCACTGTTAAGGTGATCCCAGATTTTATCTAAAGCAATTGTGTAAATAACATTTTGCTTTTCTAACATTTCTTCTCTAGTCATAGTAAAGATTTTATTTGATTAATACACTCAAAAGCAGTAATGCTTCCAATTTCAAACTCTTCAATAATAAATAATATTTCTTTATCCATTATAAGTGCCCTCCATAGTTTTCACCGTTAATATCATACCTTGATTCTGTTGATTGGTCGCCTTCACACATATATCTGTGTTCGTCAAGACCAAAACCAAATTCATAATCAGCTTTTGCTAAAGCCTTATCAAGTGCTACTGCCCATTCTTGTTCATTTTCTAATAGCCAATCATGGACATCTTCTTGAGTTATATTTTCAGGTATACTAATTGTAATTTCGCCATACTTGTGAAATACTCGTCTTTCACTAAGCGTAACGTTTCTACCTACATATTTAATTTCAGTAGTAAGCAAAGCTCTATTAAGCCCCGCCATGTCTGTAACCTGTTTTTCAGCAGGTCTGTTTTTATTGTATTGCTCAATTAGAAACTTTTGGTGTTCTTCTGTTCTCATTTTTCTTGGTTTTAAATTTAACATGCAGCCCAGCCATAAAAGTAGAAAGCTTTAATTCCTTTCTTACCTTTATATCCGTACCTTTCTTTTGCTTTTTTTAATGCAGCTCCTTCGAGCTCTATAAATCGACAATCTCGTTTGTCCATCTCGTCTATTTCTTTTCCAATCCAACCATCAAATTTTCTGGTTCCGTATCTTGGAAAACCTGTTCTTCTATAACATCCGTCTGTCGTACTAATTGTACCGTTATATGGATCGTGTCCACATTCATACTCTGCTTCTGCGCATTCATGCGAATAAGCTTCGCCTGCTGTTTTAAATCTACCTACTGATAGAATTTCAAAGGTTTGTGCTCCCATAGTTTATAGTTTAATTATTGTCTTCAAATATATTAACCATTTGTCCATATCTTTCAGCTTCTTCTATAGCTTCATCTATGCACTGTGCTTGTATATCTATCCATTGTTGATAATCAGATGGATCGTCTGCATTTTCATGTCCGTGTGGAATGTAAATTAATTTGTAGTTTTTCATAGTTATTTGTTTAATATAATTTCTTGAACCCACTCGATAAACTCATTTTCATTATAATTAAAATCTTTATCAGAATTAATTAAATCATGAAATTCATCTATTAAATTTGGGTGGTGTTGTATGTAATTTATTATTTCATCCATTTTGTCTATATGTTTTAAAACTATATTAAAATAAAATTGGTCGTCTTGCTTTAGTTCTTCCATTCTAAATGAAAGATAGCCTATAGCATCGTCTACAGTGTCTTTATACATAGTTATTGTTTTAATGTAAATTCATAAGTTTCTCCCATAGGTGAGTCGTGATGTGACAAGCTTGCCCAGTAAACACCAGGAGCATCATCTGACTCTTTCCAAAATCTTACAGAAAAATCAGTGTTAACTTCTATGGCTTTAAATAAATCCATGCCGTCTACAACGTCTATTACTTTTTCTCCACTTCTATTTTGCCAACCCACGTTAGATCCTTCAATATGAAATGTTTTTCCTGAGTATTTATCAAAGTAAGTCATGTGATCCTCAAATTGCTCCCAAGCATCGCCAGGTAAATGTTCGTCACGACAGACTACATCATTTACTATGTCTTCTGTAACTTCTGATTCTTTTAAGTCGCCAACCCTGTTGACTTCTTCTCCTCTAATTTTATAAAACTCATATCTATCTAAAAAATCATCAGGATTTTCTAAATAATGTTTAGCTTCAAGACGTATAAACTCGCTATAGTCATATTCTGCTATTCTTTCTGTTATTACGTTACTCATTTAAGTATAGTTTAAGTTGGTTAATTACAAATTTTAATTCAGCTATTTCATCGCTACCAATTCTATCAGACCATATAAACATGCCTTCTAAAGCTTCGATTGCTATTTGTACTCTAATCTTTTTTGTACGCTCCATCAAAGTCTCTTTTAATTTCTATTGGTACTATCCATATTTGTTTTGTTAACGGATCTATCCATTCTTCATATTCAATGCCGTCTCCGCCATCGTGCCAATCTAATCGCTCAATAGTTTCTTGAGCAAAAGGCTGTACATTTAAATAAGTTATTTTATTCTTCATTATCTTCAACTTTTGTGTTATTAATAATTTCACGAATTTCATCTTCAGTCCATTCTTCTGCTATTGATTTACATAAAGCAACAAGTTCTATTGATGCATTCTTTTCGTATTTAGACATTTCATTTACTTCATCGTAAATACGATATAATGCACTGTGGCAATCTTGCAGGTCAGCTAATGTATTTTCAAACCTGCAGTAACTCATGTTTCCCATAGTATTAGTTTTAGTTAAAGGTTAAAAAGGGAGGCCGAAGCCCCCCTGTTAATTAAAGTGTTTCTGCTAATTCACCAATCATCTTATAGGCTTTGTTAGCGAGTTTTGCACCTCCACCTACAATGAGTGATTCATCTCTACCAAAAGGTCTGTTAGGTACAGATTTCTTGTGGTTAACATAGTGTGTTACACCATTGAATAATCCCCAAAGGGTTTGACCGTGAACTTGCATCTCTGTATTTAGAGATTGTTGTAAGTCCATGGCGGCATTCCATTTTCGAGTAGAGTATTTCTCTTTAAGCTCTTCAATGGACAATGCTCTTTCCATTCCCATAAGGTCTTTCCAGAAATTGTTTCTAAACTCCATTAGCTTACGATCTTGCCATATCTCTACGTTAGACCATTCTTTGAACTTACTATACATAAGGTCTTCCTGCTCTTTGTATTGATTCATTATTAACGGAATAGCTTCTAGCTGTTCTGTAATAGATGAGTTATGTCGTAGCTTGTGCTGTGCACTGTTATGGAATTGATAGAATTGATTAGAGCAACTAACTACTTTATTACCATATCCTATTCTTACACCATGTTTGCCATCATGTCCCCATGTTGCAACAATATACTTAACAAGCTTATCCTCTGCTACTTCTACCATTTCGTTTAATCGAAACTGGACAAAGCATTGACGACCACCATTAAGTGGACCCGAGTGACTAATAGTATAGCCATTGTCTTCAGATATTTTCTCTAACACTTTGATAATCTCTTCGTTTTGAGTGACAGTATAATTACTACCTACAACACCAAGCGACTCATCAGTTGAGTCGTTAGTCGTTGCATACCAATTTGTTTCCACGAGTTTATCATGTGTTGCTATTTGACCTAGTTCATTAACAGACACTTTCTGGTCTATTCTACATAAAGGTCTTTTAGATACTGTGAAATCTAATCCGATTTCAATTAATTCTTTGTTTTTCATAAGCGTAAATTTAATTGATTTGGTTAATTGTTAATACTACCAAGAAGCTTGATAGAAATAGTCAGGATATTCTTCTTGATTGTTTCTAATTTCTTCTCTTAAAACTTTAGCTGTTTGTTCTATACGTTCCCAATACCAATCATCATAGTCTGTTGAGCCAAAAAAGAATCCAGCTTGTAATGGTAGTAGTTCGGGGTTTTTATCCCTAATTACCTTTTCACATATTGTTGCAAGTGTATCTAACTGCTCAATGGTTACCCTTGATTCTTGGCATTCATCTATACCGTCTTGAACATTTTCAACAAACCATGCGTGTACTGCATTCATTTTTCGCCAATACATAACTTCTTCTTCTACAAAAGTTACCCTTTCTGGTTTAATGTCTAACCTTGTTTGATCGTTTGTAGTTACTACAACTCTGTGTTTGTCTTTTTTGTGTGCCCAGTTTTTAACGTAAGTTTTCTTACTTAAATACATGTCTAGTCCCATACTAAATTGGTTTTTTTGGATATTTATTGTTAGTTAATCCGTGTTGTGAAACACGCTCTATATCTCCTATAACTTCTAATTTACAAGAGTATTTTCCTTGATATTTATTTTTAAGTTGATTGTAAGCGTAAGAATTTAGGTCTTGATCTATAAGATCGTTTGGACAGTTTCCTTTTAAAAGACGATCTACAGTATAATCATTACATAAATGAGATAGTTTTGTAGATTTAGTCTTATTAGAGTAAACTTCTTTCCAAACTCTTATTTTAAATTTGCAACGCCAAATTGTTTTGCGTTCCATCATCTATCAAGTAATCTTGATGCGTCAGCTGATGCAGAATTAATGTATACTTTATTTGGACTAGGCTTTGGTGATTGTGTTCCAAATTGCAAAACAAAATTATCAACATTAATATTACCTTTTCCATCCGTTATTTGTATTATTTGCCCCATATGTGTAAGATAACCTATAGGTTTCTTTGGTATTGTATCAAGAATTGTTAGCGAGCTTGATCCATTTTTGTATTTCTTAGGAGGCTTCTTTTCAACTTTTACTTCTGGAACATAATCGTGGTACCCTTTTTTCATAATAAGTGTGATTTAATTCGTTTATACTCTTCTATTGTTATGTTTACTTGTATAAAATCAAGATCGCCTGGCTCCCTTGTTGTCATGTAATAACCAACGGTTGTTAAATCGTTTTTATAATTTTCCCAATTTAGAGCAATTAACTCTTTTAACCAAATTGTTACTGTCATTTGTGATAGTTTTAATAGTTGTCTTCTGGTTTGTCTCTGTATAAAAAGTATACAGTTAGAAATGCTACTACATTTCCTGCTAATACATAATAAAATACTGGGTCCATAATTATTCGAATATAGTTCCAAATAAGCCGCCTATAATCATACCAACGCCTGTTGCTAGAACGGTTGCTGTTTTTACACATTTTCTACCTATTGACATAGTATTTTCAATGCCATCTTTTTTAGATTGACTATACTTGTCTATGTATTTATCATAATCTTTTGCAAACATAAAGTTTCGTAAATCTTTTACGTCTTGTGTTTGGCTTTGGTACAATTTCTTTACTGTCTTTTTCATAATGTTTCATGGTTTTTAATAAATTCTACAACTGCTTTATATGTACTCTCTAATTTATTTAATCCCATCATTTCAATTATACATCTATAGTTTTCCTTTTCGTCTATCTTATAGACAATACAATCTCCATGGTGATGTTTAACAAAGCACCCCATTGATTCCATTTTGTCTATTACAGGCATAATCCAATCCCAAGATAAATCAAATTTCATATCGTTAACATGAAAATTACTGCTATCATAACATTGATCATATTGATCATGAACATAATAATAGTCTTTGTAATCTTCTCCTTGAAACCCTTCATCTTTCTTCCAATAATCAGAACATGTAGGGTAATCCATAAATTCTGCTATAAGTTTATTGTCTTTCATGCTATCTTTTTAAATTTAGTTTTTAATTCATCTATCATATCTAATAAACATACGTCATCAGGGTTGACATATTCTCCTGTGATTTGTTGATACATATCTACAATAGATACTATTTCTCTACGCAGATCGTTCATCTGCTTGATAAAGTTATCGTATTCTTTAATTGTCATAATATTGTATATTCTTGTAAGTATTCTATTTCTTCTTTTAAATCTTCGACAGTGTCGTTTATCCTGTAATTATATTCATCTTCGATAAGTTCTTTCATCATAGTATCTTTGTCTAAGCCTTCTTTTCCAGCTTCTGCAAACCAATCAAAGTATATAAGCTCTAATTCGTGCCTATTAAATTGATTGTAGTATTCTGTAACAGCAACGTCCCAGTCTATTAATAAGTCTTTAATCATAATTTTTCTAGTTCTATTCCACATTCATAACACACACCCCAATCATGGTCTGTTTCATATAATTCGTCTTCTGGTATAAATGCACCACAGCAACTGCAGGCCACGTCTTTAATTTCTGTTGGATCTGTCATAGTTCTAAATCTCGCATTTTTATATATTCGTCTACATAAGCAATTAAATCTTTTCTAGTTACAGTCTTATCTTTTATATCTTTTAAAAGCATATAAAATTCATCTCCTATAATTTCAAGTTTTATAATGTCTGTTTCTAAGTTTTTAATAGTTTTTTCTTTATTTTCTTGACTTATAGAAATAGCATTTATAGTAGATTTTAAAATTGAGATTTCAGAAAATCGTTCAATTGTCTCTTCAAGAGTTTCTTCTAATCGTTTAAATCTATTATCTATGCATGTATTATTAACAATTGTTGTTGTTTGTAAATCATCAATTTTTTGTAATATAATTTCTTCTTTTTTCATAATGTAAGGGTTTGTAAGATTGGATTTGTAGGGTCAAGCCCTTTGATTACTTCTACTAACTTGTTGTTGTCTTCTTGTAAGTCTTCAATCTGTAATTGTAAGCCTACAACGTGACTTCGTTTGTTTTCGTTTTCTAGTTTAAGCTCTGCTTGTAACTCTTTAACTTTATTCTGAAGAGACTCAACTCTTGCTAGTAAAAATTCTTGTGTACTCATACTTCTTCTTTTTGTTGTTCTTTTAATTGTTTTTTTAGTTGTTCTACGGTTTCACGAGGATAATGTCTAGGGCATGCTATTTCTTTTTCAGGATCTATTCTATTAACATAATCATGATATTGATTTCCATCAGCATATAAAGGTCCTTCAACTCCTCTTTCATCGTTTATTGGTGTTATAACAAAGTCTTGTGTTCCTTTCCATTCATGATAAAACTCTACTGCTTCATCATAAGTCATAGGTCCTGGATTAGTGTAATTAAAATGACCATTTCTATTAGATGCTTTATATCTAATTAATCCAAGATTTTTCTTTACAATATAATTAGATTGATCTATGATATTTTCTAATTGTGTATCTAATAGTTTACCTATTTTTTCTTTTATTTCTAAAAGATCTCTTGCAACATAGTGTTGTTTTACGTTAGTTGATTTTTTCATAATTAGTTTCTGTCTATAGTTGGATAATTTTCTTTTAAAAAGTTTGTTCTGTATTCTTTAAATTGAGCCCAAAAGTCTTCAATTGGATACATAAACTCTATTTGTTCAATATATTCTTGTGGTTGATCACTAATGTCTACCCAAAAAAATAACCTATTTGTTTGAGTGCTTTGTATTTTTATCTTTTTATTTTCTGCGTCATACTCACGAAAATTGTAATATCTTGGTGTTTCAAATTGACTACCTATTGTTATAAAAACAGAGCAATGCGTGTGCATGTTTTCGTCTAGTTTGTCTTTAATAGGTGTAATATAATCTACTTTATTTTCCATGTTTTTGTTTTTAATATTCTGAATTAATTGTTCTATTTGTTCAGGCGTTTGATAACCTAAAGGGTCACCAAATCCTTTATAATCTATTTCATCTTTATACATTACTGCTACTTCAAAAGTGTTTTTATCACATTTTGCAATACCACCGTATATAATACTTAATGCATAGTTGTTTCCAACATCTACATAAGCTGCGTGTCCGCCCCAGTCTGTAGGTTTAAAATCTAAATCTTTAATCATTCTTTAAATCTATAATATATTAGTCCTATTACTATCGCACCAGCTACTAAAGGTACAAGTCCGATTAAGAACGTTGCTACAACGCCTGCAAATGAGGCGAAGAGCAATGTGCCTAATGCAATAGCGAAACCCGTGATACACAGGTTAAACGCCTTGTCTAATAAGTTTTGTTTATCCATTGTTATTGTTATTTAAATGTATACTACTTTCAAGTCCCATTAAGAAATTGCTTTCTTTAACTTTATGGTCTAAAAAGAAATACATAAGAGTATTAGCTATCCTTGTAGCATTATTCTCTCTTCTTTTATTATCTCTTTTTTGCTTACCAAGAAACTTTATCTTGACAACTTTTTCTTTGTTTTCTTTTGCAACTCTCTTTTTAAGAGAAACAACAGCTTGATCTACTTCTGTTTCTTTAAGTTTTTTAAGTTGCTCTTTCCAATTCTGTTTAACTTTTCCCATAATTTCTATTGTTTATTATTCCACGTTTTACCATTTCTAATGTATTTATCTAACCATGTTGCAGTAACAAGGTTATAGACTTGATATTCTTGTCCATCTATTTCACCTTCATAATTTAACCATTTAACAATGCCAGTTTGTTTTTCAATCCAAGACTGAAAAGATTTTGCAGCATTTGGTAGATTAAATATACTATTAGGAACTTTAACATATTTGTTTAACACAACACGTTGTCTTTTCATACTTCCATTGTTAAACTCAACACAATCTCTATTGTATCTGTCTTTAACTTTTGTAATTTTTCCTAGTTTAATCATAAGCATTCTCAGGATTAGTTAACGTCTTTTATTTTAACCTGTAAGACATTAGTTGTTTAGTTTAAATATATATTTGATTCTTTTATAGCTTTTGCTAATTCTTTTTTGTCTTTTTCAATTTCTTGAATCAATTGTCTTGCTTGTTTTGCAAGATCTTTTTTCTCTTCCAAGAGTTGCTTTAATTTTTCTTCTAACATAATGTCATTAGTTTATCATATTGTTTAGCACCAATACGAGTATGTAACCCACATTCACTAAGTCGTGAATCAATGTATTGTTCAATACCTTTCACGGTACTAATTTGTGTTTTGTAAGTAGCATTACGTTGTGTTGCTTCTTCTCTACGAATTTCCTTGCGCTCTTTGCGCGTTAATTTAAATCCAGCCATAGCTTTATAATTTAATTGTTAATAAATGGTTAATAATAGTACCTGTAGGTGACAACGAGTCACCTCACAGCCTCAAGGCCTACAGGTTATTTGTTTACTCAGATGTTCCGCAAAACAATAGTAAAGTAAACAGTGCAGTAGTTGTTACAGTCATAGTCTTTGCAACATCACGAACCATATGATTCATTGTATACTTAGTCTTTGATTCTGCTTTGTCTTTAGCTAGTTGTTCAGCATACTGCTGTAACATTTCTACATCTTCAGTTGAGATGTTGTCGAAAACATTCTTTTTGTTTGCCATAATAATTGATTTAGGGTTATTGATTGTTGTTTGAGATTAAAGTATATTTTTTATTATCTTCTATAATTCTCTCAGCAATTATTTGAGTGTGTGTCTTCACTCTTTGCTTTGATCTTTTAAGTTCTAACGTTTCAGGAGTATGTTCTCCCATACGTCTTCTACGGCCTTTAACTCTAGATTTATCTTTAGAGCCTACAAGTATGTATTGTCCTATTTTCATAATGATGAATTGTTTAAGATTAATGCCATACAAAATACACTAAAGGGTAATAGTATAAGCATACTCAGTGAACCTGTTAATGCGAACATAAACAGTAATAGTAAGTTGATTGATAGTATACCAATGAACTTAAATAAATCGATTATCTTTTTCATAATAGTTTAGTCGAGCCGCAAAATTCTTTGCGAGTTAATAAATAGTTTTATATATTTGTCTTCCCAACGGAAATGGTTGACGACTTTTATAGGAATATAATTGGATCAGATACCTTGCTCCATACGAGATAGCGCAGTTGTTCTTTACAACTTTCTGGCTGCCCAGCTGTATACTAATCGTAGTGACTAGTTCACAGTGAGCAAGCAGAATTTAAAGTTGTGGATGGCAGCCTATTTAGTTGCCAAATTACTCAACATAAGAATAGTAATTCTACATTGATGTATGCGACCATTAATATACTCTTGTGTATATCCGTCTTCAGGTTTAGTAACCTTCCAATCTTGCAATTGATCTTTTGCATCTTGTAATGATTTTTTAATATCATTATCCATAGTAGTATCCTCCTTTTTGCCTATTAGTTTAACATTCAATAGTTCGGCAAGCCATGAATGTTATTATTAATTATTGTTCCATAAAGTTTATAGCTAGTTTGTGAGCATCTTCTGGTCCTTCGTATACCATAGACATTCTACTAGTATATTTATCTTTATTTATGTGATAGACTAAAGTTGTTCGTCCATCAACAACAGATATTTCTTTAATCTTTATTTGTTCTTCATTAACACCATCCAATATTCTAATACCTATTTCATCCATTTTACTTCTAAGGTTATCAGAGTTTATGAATAATACTTCTAAAAAGTCTTGACTGTCTTTTTCTTTCTTTGAAATGTCTTCTTGATAGTTTACTTCTAAATTGCTAGTCATTGTTTTGTCCTCCAATTATTTAATGAACTACTAAATACATAGCACTGTTTACAACGGGTAGAATGAGATAGATCTCTTTTCCGCACCGTACTCTAGTCAGCGTCTATAAATAGTAGTTCTGTGATTATTTTACTTGTTTTTGAGTGATTATTTAAAGGGTGAGAGTGCATCACTCGTCTACACTCGTGTTTAGTCTGCAATAATAGCTGCGAATAGTCCACCAACTAACGCAACCGCACACGTTGCAGTCACTTTAGCAGTTGTTCTGGCTACTTTACTTGCAGTTTGCCATTGAGTATCACGAACATTAGTTTTAATATCTATTGTGTTCTTCAATACGTTCTTTTCTTTCTTAGTGTAAGGTTTAGATTCTATCTTGTTACTATAAAGTTTAGCACCTTTAGCAACATCGCTGGCTTTATTCTTTTTCCACTTATAGTTCTTTCCATACTTTAGATCTACTTTGTCCTTGCAGATTTCTGCTGTTAACTTTGTTACATCTTTTAATAATGTTACACCGTCTTTGATTTGTGAGTAAGTTGTTACTTTCATGATTGATTTGATTTTAATTAATTAGTTTTGATTGTTAGATGGCGGAGCCTAAAAGATTGGGAAGCACACGGGGTGTGCAGCATAGGGTATCACTCCCTCACAACTAAAAAAAATTTTTTATATTTGCCTTATGAATAAGTCGAGTAAAAAATGCAAATCAGGTTGTAAGTGCAAAACCTGTATGAGAAAAAGAGCACGCAATAATAACCCTAAATTCACATACTGATGGCGTATAAACCTAAAACAAAGCCCAAGACTAAGCCAAGAAAACCAAAGTACTAATGCCTAAACTAAAAGACATCGTGAAAAGTTTTATAGAGACTCCGTTTGGGGATATAGAGAGAAATGAGCAGGGAGACTTAGAACTGGTATATGTAACAGATGATTTTTCGGATTTCGCACCAAGTATAGCTATCGATAATGAGATAGATGTGTGGCTGATAGATCATGACTGGAAGATATTAGAAAGAGGTATATATTTTAATGATCCTATAGTGGAGACTTTAAATTATATATACTATAACGAACAGACGAATGACTATGAAGAGGTAGAGGTGCCTGTTGGTTATTCTAGTGGCATGGACGTAGGAAGTTTTATGCTAAAGTATAAATTAGAGAAAGCATAAATGTATCTATTAAAGATAAGCAAGAAAGGAGAGGACATAGTGGATGAGGATAACGGTGTATTAGCCGTTCCAGAGTTCCAAAAGATATTAAAGGAAAAGAAACTAGGGCAGAAGGCTATGAAGTTTATAGCTTTGAGTCAGGATTACGATTCACCTTATAGGTATTTAAATGAAAAAGATCGTTATCGGCAGATCATGTCGGACATCTTTGGGAAGCCCAAATGGGCTGACATTAAACATCCATTGGTGCAGGCAGGTATAGATAAGTATAGAGCATTACAGAGAGATCCTCTTGACGATCAGTTGGAAGCGTTCAATAAGAAAATAGACCAGTATACTACACTAATTAATAACTGGCACTTAGATCAGGAGACTGCAGAGGAGTTGCAGAAGGTTATGATTGGTATAGAGAAGCTGTTGGGAACAAGAACTGTTCTCTTAGAGGCTATTGAGCGTAGAGGTGAAAGAAAAACAATTAGTGGTGAACAGACCCTGAGCTTTTTAGAGGATAGAGCTGTAAGACTTAAGGATGCCTAAGAAATTTAACGTACAGCATTATAGACCCATACCTAATAATGGGCACCCCAATCTAGATGTAAGTAGTCTTGCTTATCAAGATTATTGGGAAGAGGAGATGCATAGGTGCATTCACGGTTATAAACCCCCTGGCGGAGATTGGATACCTGGTAATTATTACTGGTATCTGAATTATTACATGATTCTTGGGAATGATGGTACTGATTCAAACCGTAAATCCCTTATATATCCATGGTATCGGGATATGGATAAGGAGTACTTTATGCTATTTGATACTTGCCGTAAGGAAGGTAAAGGAATGATCGTTATTAAAGCTAGGGATAAAGGGTTCTCTTATATGAACTCTGGACTGGTAGGTCATGAATTTACTTTCTTTCCGCATTCCGAAGTAGGAATTGCGGCTGGACTTGGTGTAACAGCTAACTCGTTTTTTGAAAAAACAAAAAAAGGGTTGATGAATCAACATCCCAATTTTCGGCACGGATGGTTAAAGGATACTAAGGATGTGTTACGGGCAGGGTATAGGCAGAAGAACGCTGAGGGGCGCTGGGAAATAGGCGGCTATCAGTCTGTAATACATTGTAGAACGATGGATGACCCAGAGGTATATAAAGGTGAGCGTCTATCTATAATGATATTTGAAGAAGCAGGAGAGTTTAAAAGGTTAAAGAATGCGTACATGTCGTCAAAAGCTTGTTTCATGGATGGAGCAATGCAGTACGGAGTACCTGTTGTCGGTGGAACTGGGGGTGACATTGACGCGGCTTCTGCTGATTTTATGGATATGTATTATAATGCTGATGCATTTAATCTTATTCCGATGTTTATTCCTGCATCAAGGGCGTTACACGGATTCTTTAGCCCTAAAACTGGAGTTGATGATGAGCAGAAAGCTTATGAATATATAGAAGGAGAGCGTCAAAAGATATTAGACGGTGGTGGAGATAGTAAGGCATACAATTTGCACTTACAAAACTACCCTTTAACTGTGCAGGAAGCTTTCCTGAAAACAAAAGGTTCTAGGTTTGATATAGCATTACTTAATCAGCAGAGAGCTAGAGTTCAAACACTAGCAGATCCAGAACAGCATATTACAACTGGATGTCTTGATTGGGTAATAGATGATGATGGATTAACTAATGAAGTTAAGTTTACGCCACATCCTCATGGTCCTTATAAAATATTGCACGAACCACAACCTCACCTTCAAGGATTAGATGTTGGTGGTATTGACTCGTATGATCAAGATGAAGCTGGAGCATCAGAATCAATGGGTTCTGCAATCATCTTTAGAAGGATAGCAGATACTAATCAACCGTATAGATTACCAATAGCTGAATACACTGATAGACCTGAAACAGCAGATCAATTTTACGAAGGTTGTTTGAAGCTTGCAGTATATTATAATTCAAAAATGCTAGTTGAATATACAAAAATTGGTATATTGGACTACTTTTTGAGAAACAGAGCTCAAAAGTATCTTAAGACTAAACCTAGGTCAGCACACTCACCTGGCACTAAAACCAGAAATAACTATGGTGTGCACATGAACAAACAAGTTAAAGCGTATATGGAGTCATTAATGTATGACTACATAAAAGAAAGGGGTGACGAAATCTGGTTTATAGACCTACTAGATGAGTTATGCGATTGGGGTTCACGCAATACGGATAGAGCAATTGCATTTGGTTTGTGTTTAATCCACGAAAATGATAACTTTGCAATTGAAGTCAAAGATAGAGAAAAAGAATCTATAAAAGAAAGCGGATTTGTATATTATAAATACGATAATAATGGAATACCTGTTAAACACATAAGATAATGAAGAACTTTCCTAGTCAACTACTACCTGACTCTAAAAAAGATAAGAAGTGGTGTGAGCACATGCTTGATGCAATTGTTAATCACACTAGTCATGTAGATAGTCCTGAGAACAGGTATCAATTAAAAGATGTAAGAAATTACGACATATATAATGGTGACTTTAATCGAGATGATTATAAATACCTTACAGAGCAATATGGGTATAACTATCCAGCTCGACTAGTTAATTACCCAATAGTACAACCTAAAATAGATTTATTATTAGGTGAAGATTTACATAGACCTTTAGATACTAAAGTCGTAACCATAAACCAAGAAGCTATTAATAGAAAAGAAGACCAGAAAGTAACTATGGTCATGAATAAGCTTTTAGGTGAGGTTAAAGAGGAGATGAAGAAGTTAGGTATGGATGTTAAAAATGAAGGGCAGGAAATTCCTATCCCAGATGACATCGATACTTTTATGAGGTACAATTACAGAGAGTCTATAGAGGAAGCTGTTCAGGATGGATTAGAGTTTTTAACTAATAAGTATAAGATTAAAAACAAATTCAAGGAGGGCTTTAGGGATCTACTAATAACTGGTAAGGAGTGCTATCGCGTGGAAATTAAGGATGGCGACCCACAGGTTAGGCGCGTAGACCCAAGGTCACTCTGTTATGATTTGACTAGTGAGACTGATGATTTAGGTGAGGCTAACTGGGTAACAGAAGAAAGATGGTTGTCACCTAGTGATATTATAGATGAGTTTGGTGAGCAATTAGATGACAAGCAAATACGTCTTATAGAATCTATGTCCCAGCAAAACAAAATAGATCAGCATTCTGAATATAGAAACTGGTACGCCAGAGGAGAATCAGGTGAGCTTAGAGTAAAAGTAGTTCACGCTGAATGGAGATCTTTAAGAAAAATACAATATAAGTTAAGTCCTAATAAGCATGATAATGAGAAGCCGTTTAGAAAGATGGTTTCAGATAAATATAGAAAACGTAAAGGTGAAAAAGTTCGTAAGGTTGTTGTTGATGACATTTGGCAGGCTACAAAAATTGGTGGTTCGATTATGGTTAATTGTCAGCGAGTTCCTAATCAAGTACGTTCTTTAGATGATCCTAGCGCAGCTAACTTAAGTTATATTGGTGTAATA